CTTGTCGTGGAGTTTGATTCGGATGTTTGAACCATACTGAGTATCCACTTGACTCACTTCCGAAATGCAGGCGGCATCCTCATCACTCAGAAGCCTTGACTCAATCAGATCCACTCCATGCGCATTCCACCGGGCGAAGTTCCTCATATCAGCAAAAGCGATTTTCGCAAGCTCCTTGACCACTCTATCCTGGGTGACCTTAGTCCTCTCTGACCTCTCATCTATTGCCTTTTGTATAGCTTTTTGCACCTTAGGATCTTTCAACAAGTTATGACCTGTCACATGGGCACTTCTCTCTGAATAACCCGCTGCTTTTGCGGCTCTTGTGACGTTGAAATCAATTAGATATTCCTGGACGAATATTTTCCTTCTCTGCCCCCTAGAAATTTTGGTTCTGGGTTCGGAATTCCCTGATGTTCCTGGGGCTTTGGTTCTCTTCATTTTCCGGACATCCTTCCATAGATTTCGTTAAAAAATCCTTAAAAACCCATTGACTCCTTGCTACCCTTGACATATAATAATAATGCAATAATAATGGATTCCAACCCAATTATAAACGAAGACTTCAGGAACCGCAAGAACTTTCCAAAGGAAGGGGATTTTTAGGGATGGAAACGAACCAAACCATAACCCTACTTCAGAAAGCAACCCGCTATCTTTCCTCTGTTTGTGACGGAGCTCTAGCCAAAGATGGCCAAGGATTCAATGGGGTGGATTCCCCATTCGGCAAATCCTTAGCAGAGCAAGAGACCTGGACTCTCAAGCAGGCCAAAGCAGCTCAGAAGATGCTCAGGAAATACAGGGGGCAGATTGAGAAAGCCGGATTCGATGCTCAGGCAATGTTCGAAGCGAAATTCGAAGTTCCCCCGGCGGCCCCGAAACCCCAGGCCCCTCTCACCAAGCCGGTCACCAATTCAAAGAAGAAGGCATCAATCGAAGGAAATCTGATTCGGGTGGATTTCCCCTTCGATTGGGATACAGTGGCTCTTATCAAGAGCATCCCCGGCAGGAGATTCCACGGAGATACATATCCTAAGTACTGGACAGTCCCCTTCAAGGCTGAGGCCGCTGAGATTCTAGCAAAGGGTGGATTCCAACTAGCACCCGAAATTGAAGCCCTCATCAAGAAGGAAGAGGCTCCTCCGGTGATCGAAGTGGAGAAGATTCAGAATTTGAAGCTCAAGAGGGATCTCTTCCCCTTCCAGAAGGAAGGAGTGGAGTTCATCGAGAACCGGCAGGGTAGAGCCGTGGTCGGAGATGAGATGGGTCTTGGTAAGACGATTCAAGCCCTAGCCTGGCTGGCTCTCCATCCGGAGAAGAGGCCGGCAGTCATAATCTGCCCGGCTCACCTGAAACTCAACTGGGCTCAAGAAGCCCGGATGACTCTCCCTGGTGAACCCAACATCCAAGTGATTCATGGAACAGATACCCGCCAACCCCTCACCGGAGACATCATCATTATCAACTATGACATCCTCCCGAACTCCTATGAAGAGAAAGTGGATGATTTCGGTCGGAAGAGGCGAGGTTCAGAAATCCATCACACCGGATGGGTAGATTTCCTACTCGATATCAAACCTCAAGTCCTAATCTTCGACGAGGCTCACTACTGCAAGAACTCATCAGCTCTCCGAACCAAGGCCACCCGGAAGATTGCGAAAGGAGTTAAGCATGTCATCGCCCTAACGGGAACCCCGATTGTAAACCGGCCAATAGAAGGGTTCACAATCCTCCAGATGGTCGACAAGAATCTCTTCCCCGATTTCTGGACATACGTCCGCCGATACTGTGACGCCAAGCATAACGGATTCGGGTGGGATTTCACGGGAGCATCCAATAAGGAGGAACTCCACGAGAAGCTAAAGACCGTGATGATCCGGAGGAAGAAAGCAGATGTCCTCCCCGAGTTGCCGGACAAGCTCTACTCCTACGTCCCGATGGTGATGAACAACCGAGACGAATACGAAGAGGCCGAAGCCGATTTCATTAGCTACCTAAGGGGAGAGAAAGGGGAGAAAGCCGCAGAGAAGGCCGGCAAGGCCGAGCACCTAACCCGAATCGAAACTCTGAAGCAATTAGCCATCAAGGGCAAGATGAAGGAAGCCATCCAGTGGATCAGGGATTTCCTGAACACCAATGGGAATAAGCTCGTGGTCTTCGCAGTCCATAAAGCCACCATCGATATCCTGATGCGAGAATTCGGCAAGGAAGCCGTCAAGGTAGATGGCTCTGTCTCAGCAGCCAAGAGAGATGAAGCGGTCAAGACCTTCCAGAATGATCCCAAGGTCAAGCTCTTCATCGGGAACATCCAGGCCGCTGGAACCGGATTGACCTTGACAGCAGCCTCATCAGTGGCCTTCCTGGAACTGCCCTGGACTCCAGGAGAGTTGAAGCAAGCTGAAGATCGATGCCATAGGATCGGGCAGAAGGATACCGTGAATGTCTACTACCTCCTGGCAGATGAGACGATTGAAATGACCATCGCAAGAATCCTAGATGAGAAGAGGAAAGTGCTGGAGGCCGTCCTCGATGGGAAGGAAGTAGATGAAGGAAACCTGCTGACAGAGTTGATTGAAGCCTATACCAAGAGGGAGGAAAACTAAGATGTCCGAGAAAGCCAAGCTGAACCTAGAAGCGAATTTCGATCTGATCCGGAAGATTGTCCATTCTTACATAAGAACTTACCCAGATCTCGAGTTTGACGATCTCTTCTCCGAAGCTTGCCTCGCTTGCCTTGAAAACCAACATCGGTATGACCCAACGCGAGGGAAAGAAACCACCTTTATCTGGTATGCCGTCCATGGTCGTATCCGGAAGATGCTCAAGAAGAAGATCTTCCAAACCGTCCCCATCCCCGAAGATGGCGATATTGAAAGTGATGAGAAGAGTCCAGAGTGGGAGGTTATTGCTAAGGAAAGATGGGAGGATTTCTTGGAGTCCCTTTCCGATGAAGCCCGAGTCATCTGCTCCCTGGTACTGGAAGGAGACCCCTACCTCCCCATCGATAAGCCCAAGATTTGCCGGAAGATGATCTCAGAAATCCTCAAGGATCAGAACTGGAATCAGAATTCCATCTGGGCTAGATATAAAGAGATCAGGGCCGGTCTTAGCCTAACGAGGTAGTCAGGTATAATAATATGAAGGAGGGAATCCAACTTGGACATCCGTCGCTTACTGGTAGATTATAATATCCCTTTCGCCACTAAGGGGCAGCATAGTACCGAAGGATGGGTTAACATCCACTGCCCCTTCTGCGCCGGATCTAAGGATTTCCACCTCGGAATACCCGAAAATGGAATGGTCGCTCATTGCTGGCGATGCGGGACTCATTCCGTGGTTGAAACCCTGAGTCAAGTCTTGGGTATCTCTCCTTCAAAGACTCGGGAAATCCTCCAGAAATATAAGATCAATATCAGCAGGGGGAAGAGGAAGGAAGAGACTAAAGCCTCCATCTTCCCGATGAAATACCCCAGCCCCAACTCCCCTCTAACCTCTCTCTACAAGGAATATCTCGCCAAGAGGGGGTTCGATCCTGACAGACTGGAGAAGGAATGGGGTCTCCTCCAAACAGGGCCGGTCTCCTTCCTGGACGGTATCTCCTATAGTCACCGAATCCTGATCCCTATCCGTTGGGATGGACAAGTGGTGAGTTTCCAAGGGAGGGATATCACCGGGAAAAGTGATCTCAAATACCTCGCATGCCCGAAGAGGAGAGAGAAGGTTCACCACAAGAACATCCTCTACGGGAAGCAGGAAGTCTGGAGAGATTCGAGGGCCATCATTGTCGTGGAAGGAGTTACCGATGTATGGCGATTAGGGGAGCATGCGGCAGCCACCTTCGGGATTGAGTTCAAGATGGAACAGGTTCTCTGCTTAGCCGGTCTCCATGATAGATTCTTCATCATATTCGATGAGGAACCCCAAGCCCAGAAGCAAGCCAGAGAATTAGCGACCAAACTCAAGACTCTGGGGAAGAGAGCCTATGTCCAGAAGATAGAAGGAGACCCGGGTGGTATGAAACCCGAGGATGCCAAGCATCTAGTAAGAGATCTATTGAGGAGGAACTAAGATGCCAAGAATCACCTACATCGATCGAGCCTTCAGAGACACCGGCCTTGACATGATTGCGAAGGCGAGAATAGCAACAGAAATACTTGCGGCGGTTCATTGTGTGAAGATCGAGGAATACACCCATCGTGACCAATGCCCTGAGTGGCGAAAAGATGATTGGCAAGCCTGTGTGCGATGCTTTGACGAGCACTTGACCCGACAAGCAGCCAAGGAAACCGTTGATTCTTGTGTTGGAGAGTAAGAAAGAGAAACTGGAGGGTTCAAAGTGAGACATCCCCTGATGCGTATCGAAG